ACCTCTGGAGGCAACTGAGCGTCGTAACGCTCCTGGCATATCTTCAATGCTGCGTTCATGGTCGCCTCCAGGCTTGGTTATTCGGTGGGCGGGGCTGGGAGTGGCTGCCAGTGGGTAACCCAAAGCAGATCCTGAAATTCACCAGTAAAAAAACTGTTGTGATGAGAGGCAATGAAGATGTCTACGCCGTCAGAGCAAAGAACATCGGCATCTTCGGCAGGGAGCCTGTCGCCGCACTTGATCCAATCGCTCATGGCGACCTCCAGTGTTTGGGGTTAGGCGGAACGGGCGGCGAGCATGGCGTCGGCCAATTCGTAAGCAGCTTCGGCGGCGTACTGAACGTCGCGAGTGGTCATCCCAGGGAATGCCGGGGCAAGCGCTCTGGCCGCGAAGTAGTCGCGCAGGGTCATGCCCAGGAAGGCATCAGGGTTGGAATCTCCGAAACGAGCTTTCGCAGCCTCGGGAGCCGGGAAGGCGGGCCCGCCATCATCTTTATTCATGACTCTCTCCATTCGTTGGTTGGCCGGGTTAGGCGGAAGGGGTTGCGACCAGGCTCTTTACGTCGCCGAGCCACATAGCCCAGTCACCGCAATCGTTGGGGCTGAAGCATCGAGACAGGTCTTTCAGGTCGACTTCAATCGCCGCCCGGGAGGCGCCCCAGCCTTTTTGGAAGTAGTACCAAGCAGATGACTTCATCTGCGCGTACCCATGCTGCGCATAAAGCTCACTGCCGTAGGTGTTCAGCTCGGGAATGAAGTGCACGCCTTGCTCGGCATCCACTTGCCCCCAGTCACGCTCGAACGCTTCTCGCATTTTCTCGGCGCTCATAAATGTCTCCGTGGGGTTGGTTCACCTGTATTCGTCAACACTCATTCCTCCCGCTGGTTGCCGATGGGCGCGGGGGAGGAGTGCTGACGTAATAGAGGCGCGTAAAAAAGCCCGAACATTGCCCGGGCTTTTCCCTCTTTACGTACAAGCCTGCCGGGCGCATGTGGCGTCGGGCAGCTATTGGCTAGTCCATGATGAAATCCTCCGTTGCTCGCTCACTGGGAAGGCAGTGGCCACCTATTGAATGGGTGATGCAGATGCCCGGTGCTGATCTCCGGGTTGCGATTGTCCTGACCTTGTTCAGAGCCTGAGCCGTGATCGCCACGCTCCTGTCCGGCTGGAAGCAATGCCGGTATGGGTTCCAGTCAGTTATTGCGCATCAGCCTGCGCATTCGTCTGCTGTGTTGCGGTGATGCAGGTGGGCGGTTATAGGCCGCTATTTCGTCTACATCCGTCTGCCCACTCGGTGGAATGGACAGAGGTGATGTGGTCAGATTTCTTGAACTTCACCTGAGGCGATCCGGGCATTACAAAGCGCATCGCCTTGTGCCTGGTCGTCATCGTCCTTGCCAAGAAACATGAAGCCTTCTTCCGGCACCTCCTGAAATTGCGCGTAGAGGCCGGGGCCGCTGTGGGCGCTGTTGTCCTCAACGAAGATCAGCGTCATGTCGTCGTAGGATTCGGGGTCGCCGCTGCTTTCGGAAAGTTCCAATAGCTCTCTGATTTGGCGGTGCGTCATGTGGATTCGCATGGTTGTTGCTCCGGTTGTTTTCCCGATGCCCACCGCTCTGGATGGGCATCAGTGAAAAGGTCCGTCATGCGGCAGCCTTGCAGTCAGCCGCTGTCATGCGCTGCCCATCTTCCAGCTCGACCACGCACACGCCATTGGTATATCCGCGCTCCGCATTGAGCCGGTTGGCCTCGCAGACGCAGGCAGCCAGGTCGTCATCACTGAATACCTGCATCTCGCCGCGCAGGGTGATACGAAGCACCTTGTTCATGCTGTATTCCTCCGTTGATTTCCAATGCCGCCTCATAGAAGCGGCATCAGGAAATCTGTGGGCTCTTCCCGCGCCGCTTACCAGGTCATTCGCCAGTTCGGTCAACACCTCGACAGCCGTATGGGGTATCCCATCGTTGGCAGGCTTTCGGGCCTGTCTGTCGCCGGTCACCAGTAGTGGCAGCGCGTTTTGTTCACCTGACTTCCTCTCGCCCCACAGGTGATAGCCGGGGCTGACCTCCCAGCCTGAGCCGGGTAATCGTGTATGGCGCATGTTGTTAAAGAGCGTCGGGCTGTGAGGCCCTTCGCAGTCCCTCGTAAGTCGCTGCGATGGAGTGAACTATCACGCATCGTGTTTATTTCGTCAACACGAAATGTGATTTATTTTTGCGAATTAACACGGCAGTTCTCGGTTACGTTTTCGGAAAGCGTGGGATATGATTCTGTCTATCCTGTACGGATATACAGTAATTAGCGGGAGGGGATTCCATGGCGAAGAAGCAGGCGGCATCGGCAGCACGGCAGGAAATGAGCGGTATGGCGCGCCTTGGGCTGCGCGTGTCATCGATGATCAATCACCCGGTGGCGCAGGCGCAGCGCTGGGTGACGATTCATCGCCTGGACACGGATGGAGATCGGGAGTGGGAAGAGGTGCTGAGCGTGATCGCCGAGACGGACGAGCTGGAGCTGACGCTCAATGACGACGGCAGCGTGACGGTGAGGTGGGAGCAGCAGGAAGTCGAGGTAGCGAGGAGGGGAGAGGTCGAGTTTCAGCCAGAAGAAGAGGCAGCGCCTTTCTGACGAGCAATAAAAAGCCCACTCAGTGGCGGGCGCGCAGGTACGGTGTGGTGTCTCAGTCGTTGGCCTGGGCTTTCAACCTGGCCAAGCCTTGCTTGATGTGCCCGGCATTCTCGCCGATCGTCTCTAAGGCGCCGCGGATGTTACGATCTACGTGCGCACCGCCCTGCTGCTCAGCCCAAATTGAAAGCTCCATGATGGCCGCTTCTAGGGCGAGCTGGTTCTCGTAAATCCGTTCGATTGTATCTGGCAGGGAGTATGGTTGTGGCATTCAGTCAACCCCGTGGAAGAAAATAGACAGCTGGCAGTGGGGAGGAGGGTTCGGTGCCGATGGCTCATTTAGCCAGTGCTAGGGCGCCTTAGAGCGATCAAGATTTTCATGAAAACGACAAAAGTGTATAGACAACTTAAATAAGAACAAGTAGAAGCCTGTCATATTAAGCGTGAAAAACTTAGATCGTTTCGCGTTATCAATAAACACACTTGATGGCATTGAATGAACATCACTTAGCCAGGCAACATAGTCTTCAGGCAAAGAGCTTTGTGCTGGGAGAAAAAAGAATGAAGTATTTTTTTGTTCTCTAATGGATAGCATTTTCTGTTGCACTGCTTGCGGATCCTTGCCGGCATCCTCAAAAAGCTTTTGCAGTTTGTTGAATTTTATCAATGGCACGAAAGTGATTTTAGGTGGCATTTCTCTGGCATTGTCTGTAGAGATATCGCAACTGTTCGAAAGAACCATGGCCTTTACTGGTCTTCCTGCACTTGTATGAAAATCAAATACAGTAAATCCGTGCCAGCCATCACCTTGCAAGAATTCTTCGGGATATCTTGATGTGTAAAAATCTGTCTTGTCGCTATAGTTTTTTAACTCATCAAGTAACCCTTTAGCTGCTTCCTGTGTAAGGTAATAGGGTATCTGATCCTTGATAGATTGGAGCTCCATTACTACTCCTCATATAAATCCGAAATGTTTGCAAGGAGTACCGTTTCATACTCATGACCGAGGTCAACCTGCGAATCCGCAAGCCTGGCATAAAACCTAGATATTTCTGCCTCAAAAGAATCGATGCTGCTAGGAGTTGTCATTTGAAAAGCTCCTGAAGCGGTGGATTGCGTGGCATTTGTTACGTAAGTTCCACTACCTAGGCTTGCGGGCTCTCTGATAAGCGGCGTATCCGCTATAGCAGACATTGAGCAAAGCACCAACGCTAGTGCAGGCCCAAACGTTGCCTTACTAGGGGTAACAAAACTAACATTACTCATATGTAGGCTCCAATGCTCTCAATCCTTCAGGTGAGATAAGATTAAAGAACAGTTGTTTATTTGGAGTGTGTAATTTGTTCATAAAGGAATCAAAGTCGGATGTCAACTGCTTTAGAGTCGTTTTTTCAAGACTCTGTATGGAGTCAATATCCAGCATCTGTCCTTTTTTTACAGCTCCCCCGGGAAGATTTCCTTGCGCTTCACCAAAGTATTGAATTATATGGTGTTGAGATCCTTTAGGTATCTCTGTTCTGAGGTGAGTAGAGCGCATATCATTATCAATACCAGGGAATCTCACATTAAATGACAAACCGTCGCCTGGAGTTGTAAACCCAGGCATGTCGAAAATGTCTAAATATTTCAATGAGAATCTATCAATTTGCCCAATCAATCCGAGTTCGTCTGCAGTAGATAGGATGGTATGAATGGCTTGTTTGAACTTCGGCCATCCTTCATAAGGATATCCACTGGAAATTACAATGTTATTGTCCCCAAGACTTATGAAATAACTATTCCATTTTAGCCTAGTTAGCGGAACAAACCTTAACTCTGGAGTGGAATGGCGGATTTGGTCAGGAATCTCAGCGTGCGGAGTCTTAATGATCTCAGTGCATCCGAGCTTCGTGTACAAAAAACCTGGCAAAATGCTTGATGCAGGCCCTTGAGCTTGAAAGCGAACTTCAAACAATGCTTCAACGAGAGGGGATTTTCCCAAACGTACTGGTAGAGGTGTTCCTGTATTCATAGCGCTCCCTAGAGACTCCGTTTCTTCGCGAGCTGTTCTGGATCCGGAGTATAGATCACAGCGATGCCTTCAATAAAATGAAATTATGTATCAGAAGGGCCGATATTTTTATCCCAATGCCCTGCTCTTACGGCCGCATCATAAAAAAGCCAGCTCCTGCAGCATTTCGCCCCGCCGAACCCCCGCGTGGTGGTTTGACCTGATGCAGTCCGAGTAGTCATACCGGCTGTCCGTTCCACACGTAAAGCACCCGAGCCAGGATATGGGTGTCGTCCACCCGGATGTCTTCGGGGTCGTGGTGCTTGTTGTCCGAGATCATCTTGAAGCGATCCTTGCCTTTCTTCTGCAAGCGCTTCACGTACAGCATGTCATCGTGGGAGAACAGGTAGATACCGTCGCCGGTGAACTCCCGGATAGTGATGTCGACGAGCAGGGGATCGCGATCCTTGATCGTCGGAGCCATCGACTGGCCCCAGCCGGTGATCATCTTGAGGTGGAAGTGCTCTTTGAAGGTGACGCCCAGGTCGCGTAGATGTTTGGGGCTGACTCTGACGTCCTGGAGCATTTCCGGGTATTCGTGCGGGATCTGCCCGCCCCCCATCGCTGCGCGCACGTCGTAGTGCGCGATCCAAACCTCATCACCAACCTGGCCGGGGCGAGAGAAGTCGACGGTGATCACGTTGCTCGAACCCAACTCACGCGCGGTCTCGTTGACGGCGTCCGAGATCATCCTGCGCGCGTCATCAGTAAGATTCTTGCCGTGCTTTGCCAGCATCATATTCACAATTTCAGCAGTGGACGGGCGGGCAGCCTGATCGTCTGCCTGGCCTGGAGCTGTCGACGCATTTTGCGTATCCAGCAGAAGCTCGGACTTATCCACGCCTAGCGCTTTGGCCATCAATTCTATATCTGCAAAAGACGGCTCTCGCGTTCCGGCCTCGTAGTTTCCCACTCGGGATTGCGACCAGCCGCAAGCCTCAGCCAGTTGAGCCTGTGATTTTCCAGCATTTTTACGTGCGCGTTTGATGCGCTCAGCTAATTCGGTCATGCGCGGGATTCAATCACGTATTGAAATACCCGGCTTTCACTTATTGTGTTTGCCTTTAACACGATGCGTGTTTATCCTTGGGCCAAGAGCTATAGGAGCGATTTCCATGAACCACGTCCGAAACATTCGAGAGAAAGCCGGGATTACCCAGGCTGCCCTTCGGCGGTCGCTTGGGTGGAATCAATCTCGCCTTGCTAATTACGAGTCCGGCCTTCGCTGTCCTGGGCTCAGCGAGGCACGACTGATCGTGTCTGCATTGAACGCCTTGGGTGCCAAGTGCGTTCTTGATGAGGCATTTCCGCCTGCGGGCGTTTCATCCCAGTCCGCCGCCTGACATCCCTGTCCGCCGTTCCATTGAGCAAATGATCGCCTCTGCACCTGCGGGGCGCCACGTAAAGAATTTCGAGGTGTTACATGCAGGAATTGATGAAGGCGATCTATGACGTTGTGGACGACCACGGGGCGGGGCGGATTGCAGAGGGCGCCAGCTTCACTTCGAAGACGCTGCTTTCACAAAAGGCGAACCCTGATTACGACAGCCACAGGATGAACGTCCAGGAGCTGCACCGGATCATGAAGTTCACCCAGGACTTCCGCCCGCTGAAGGCGTGGGCCGAGGCTTTCGGTTTCGACCTGGTGCCAAAGGAAAAGCCCGAGGGAATCAACCTCAACTCCGCGCTGCTGCGCTTACACGCCGACCTGGCAGACGTTACGCGACTTGCGTTCGACGCCCAGGCCGATGGCCGGGTTTGCACTCGCGAGAAATCCGAACTGCTCAAGGAGGCCGAGGAAGTGATCGTCAGCTTGGAAGTGTTCAAGCAGTCGGTGAAAGCAGCCTGAATTTAAGACACAAAAAAGCCACCGGACGAGGGTGGCTTTTTCTACAGCGGTAAACAACTGGAGCGAATCATGCACCAACACACAGAATCGAGCAATAGCCACAACATTCCCGCGCCACGTTTTTCGCAATCTGAAAACGTGGCGCGCGGAGTTTCCATGTCCAGCCTTGAGCTGGTTGACTTCATCAACTCCAAGCGCGAGAAGGGTCAGCCGACGCTGACGCACAAGAACCTGATCGCCAAAGTGCCGCGTGTTCTTGGCGCCGATCAATCGGCTAAGTTTTCAGCCGATTACCTTGATGCCCGCAGCCGCGCACAAAAGTGCTTTGTATTCCCCAAGCGTGAAGCCTGTCTGATCGCCATGTCGTACAGCTACGAGCTTCAGGCATTGGTGTTTGATCGTATGACAGCGCTCGAGGATCGTGAGCGCGCCCGCGCACTGCCGAGCAACCCAAAGATCATCGGCGAGCTGGCAATTCTTGAGTGCTTTGACCGCCTGCTGAAGCCTGCGAACTCCAGCAAGATGATGATGCTGGCCAAGATCGCCGCCAATAACGGCCTGGATGCAAAATTCCTCCCTGGCTACGCCGTTGACGCCGCGCCAGATGCCACTGGCGGATCATCGATGCCTACCAAGGCAATCACCGCCCTGATCAAAGATCACGCCATCGCCAGCACGCCACGCGCCTTCAACCTTGCACTTGAGGCCCACGGCTTCCTCAAGGTTCTTCAGCGCAAAAACTCCAAGCAGGAAATGGTCGACTTCTGGTCCGTGACCGAGAAGGGCCTGGCCTACGGCAAAAACCTCACCAGCCCTCAATGCCCCCGCGAGACGCAGCCTCACTGGTATGTGGATCGCTTCCTTGAATTGGCCGGCCTTGTCGGCAAAGGAGCCATGTAATGGCCCGTATTCGCACGATCAAACCCGAATTCTGGTCAAGCGAGCAGGTGATGGAAAGTCGCCCGCTCGCTCGCCTGCTATTCATTGGCCTCTGGAACTTTTGCGATGACGGCGGCAATCACCCGCTGGCCCCGCGCACGATCAAGGCTCTGGTGTTCCCAGGCGACGACATCACTACCGAGTCGGTCAGCGAATTGCTTGGCGAGCTTGAAGGCTCTGGTCTGACCCGCAGCTATTCCGTATCCGGAAAGCAGTACCTCCACGTCAACGGCTGGAAGCACCAGAAGATCGAAAAGCGCACCTTCAAGTACCCGAAGCCTCCTCAACTGATCGCCGAGAACGAAGAGCCTGACATCGACGATAAGTCGATCAATCAGGAAGAAGTCGTCGAGCAGTCGTCTAGCGGTAGCGGAGAAGTCGTCGAGGAGTCGTCGAATGATCGTCGAGACATCGACCCCGGAAGGGATGTAGATGTAGAAGGGAATGGAAGGGATCAACACCACTCTCACAACGCGGGCGAAGAAATTCCAGGCTCAAGCTTCGAAGGCTTCGATGATCTCGAAGACCTTCCCCTGGAAGAGGGCGAGCCATCTGTTGACCCAAAGGCCCCTGTCGAGATGACCCTGGATTGGATGCCTGACGCCAATCTGCTGAAGACCTACTGCGTCCACTTCGGCGTCTCGACTGACCTCTTCACGAAGGACGCTGTAGCCCCGTTCACTGCTCACCACGAAACAACCGGCCTGCTGCAAACCCAATCCAAATGGGTTTCCCTGTTGGTGAAGTGGGTCAAGGACGACAAGAACCGGGCCAGCAACGTCCGCCCGTTCGTGAAGCGTGAGACCCCATCTCGCCACACCGGCTTCGCTGAGCGCGACTACACCGCAGGATTGATCCAGCGGGAGGACGGTTCCTATGCGATCTGAGCCCACACAACCAACCCCGGAATTGCCGCCAGGCACTCGCACCCAGCCTGCCCACTGCGAAACCCACGGCGACTATGACCAGAAGGTTTTCCCGGTGCTGGGCAAGGAACTGAAAAGCGGTTGCCCCGAATGCAGCCGGATTATTCGCGAGAAGTCCGACGCTGCTGAGCTGGCCGACAAGGCTATGGAACTGCGCATGTCCATGGAGCGCAAGCTCGGCGCCGCACTGATCCCTAAGCGCTTCGTCAGCAAGACCCTGGATGGCTACGTCGCCACAACCGCTGAGCAACGCAAGGCGCTGAACACCTGCCGCCGGTATGCCGCCGAGTTCGCTCAGATCGCCGAGACCGGCCGCTGCCTGTTGTTGCTGGGCAAGCCCGGCACCGGCAAGACGCACCTGTCCGTGTCGATCGCCAACGAGATCATGGCCAAGTCCAGCGCAACAGCGGTGTACCGCACCATCGGCGCCGTGCTGCAGGCTATCCGCGCAACCTACGACCACTCCAGCGACCAGAGCGAAAGCCAGATCCTGGCCAGCCTGATCAGCCCCTCGCTACTCATCCTGGACGAGATCGGCGTCAGCAAGGAGAAGCCCAGCGACTTCGAGCTGACCACGCTGTTCGCAATCATCAACGGCCGCTACGAAGAGCTGCGCCCGACGGTGATCGTTTCCAATCTCGACGGCCAGTCGCTGCCGGCGGCCATTGGCGAACGCTGCATTGATCGCTTGCGGGAGGGCGGTGTGATCGTGATCCCGTTTGAGTGGGAATCCCAGCGCGGTAAGGAGGGTTTCTGATGAGCGACGACAAGATGCGTGACGAGTTTGAGGCGTGGGCACTTGCCCGATTCATCAACTCCGACACCATGCGTCCTCTGGAGCGATATCCAGAAGATCCTGACGAATACCGGTACAGCATGGTGAATATGGCTTGGGTTTCCTGGCAGGCCTCCCGCGAGGCGCTGGTTATTGAGCTGCCTGACCACCTCAAGTACGCCGACCATGGAGAGGCCTTCTATGTGGTCAAGGATTGTGCAGAAGCCATCGAAGCCGCGGGCCTTAAGGTGAATTCATGACCAGCCTTCAGATCCGCAACGAATCAGATCGCAACAAGGCCATGGGATACATCGCCGGCCTGGATCTCGCAAAACCCAAGAAGCTGGCCATCACCGAAGTAGACCGCAGCGGGGAGCAGAACAAGGCCCTTCACGCGGCGCTGGCCGATATCGCCGCCCAGGTCGAGCACGCGGGGAAGAAGTGGGATGTTCTGATCTGGAAGCGCCTACTGACCGCCGCCTGGCTGCGCGAGTCAGGCGACCAGCCGCAGATGATCCCAGCGGTAGACGGCAACGGCTTCGATGTCATCTACGAGCGAACCAGCAAGCTCACCGTGAAGCAGTGCGGCGAGTTGATTGAGTGGGTGCATGCCTTCGGCGCCGAGCACCAGGTGCGCTGGACGCAGAAAGACAATTGGGGAGGGCGGTACTGATGTGCATTTGGTTTGAAGTGACGCCGCTCCACGACAATCCTGCCGAGGTCCATAACGCCGGTGGCCTTGCTGAGGTCGTCGGCTGTGCAGTTCGGGATCTGCCCACGATCAGCGATACCGCCATGGAGCCAGGCGAGTGCCTGTGCGATCTCGACATCGAGGCATTTGAGTCCAAGTTCGGCTACCGGCATGAAGTCGGTGAAACCTCTTTCGATAATCGTCTGGTCGAGGTTTCGGAATGAAGCGCACCCCACTACAGCGAAAAACCCCACTTCAATCCGGTCTACCGCGGCGCAAGCGCTGCCCAGAGTGCCGAGTAATGTTCACGCGCTCCAGAGAATCGCAGGTTGTGTGCGGGGAGATCGAGTGCGCGATCGCATACGGCAAGTCCGAGAAGGGGCGAGCTATCGCCGGGAAGGCCCTGGCAGAAGTAGGGCGCCGGCAGATTAAGGTCCGTAAGGAGAAGCTGAAGAGCAGGGCGGATCACCTCAAGGACACACAGCAGGCATTCAACGCTTGGGTTCGCGCCCGAGACGCGGCACTACCGTGCGTCAGCTGCGGCCGCCACCACCAGGGTAAGTACGACGCCGGCCATTATCGGACCGTAGGCAGCAATCCGGCCTTGCGCTTCGAGCCAATGAACTGCCACCGCCAGTGTTCGCCGTGCAATACCCGGCTTTCCGGGAACATCGTGAATTACCGGATTGAGTTGGCGAAGCGTATCGGAGCCGAGGCTGTCGAGTGGCTCGAAGGCCCTCATGAGGCCAAGAAGTACACCGTGGATGAGCTGAAGGCGATGACCGCGGAATACCGGGCAAAGACCAGAGAACTGAAGAAGGGGCAGGCAGCATGAAGATCAACTCAGCGCGCCAGGCTTGGCATGACTGCAAGTACAACCCGGCCCCCGGCCAGACATCAGACGTAGTGCAATTGGGCGTGGTGGTGCAGACCACCGAGCGCGGGCCCACGGCGAGCCACGCGGCGCACGGTGCGCTGGCTGGGCATATCCAGTCGGCAATCGCTCGCCTGCACCCGCAGATCCGCGTATTCGGTGACTTCATGTACGCTGCCGAGCAAAGCGACGACATCCGGGAAGCGGCGGAAGAGGTCGTGTTCCTGTTGGTGCAAAACCGGTCCCCACGCATGACGGCGGCCAAGCGAGAGAAACTGGAGTTCGTCGTAAAGGGGGTGATGCGCCGGTACCAGCACATGCACCAGGGCGGGCAATCGTCCAACGAAGACCCCCTGGCCAACGCCGAGAAGTTCCGCGCCTGGATGTGGCAGGTCTATGAAGTGCGGCTGGAATCGTGCAACTGGGATCGGGATTGGGGTGGTGTGCTGCAACTGATCTTCGAATGCTGCGAGGATCTGGACCGCCGCGCACTGAGCCCCGTTGCAGCGGTAATTTACGAAATGCGCGAGGCCGCATGAGGGCCTATTGCGTTCCCGTGCGGCTCATGGCATGATTTCGCCACTGTTAGAGTTTTGCCTTCGGCAACTTACTTGATGATCCAAGAAAACCCGGCCACCGCGCCGGGTTTTTTATTGCCTGAGTTTCACCTGTAGCCAGGACAGCCTTCGGGAAGGCCTGGACGTCGATAGCCGGTAGTGCGACGTACGGAAACAACACCGGCAGCCCGTGCACCCTGACCTCACATGCTTTCGGGGTGGCGCGAGACAAGAACAGCGCGATCGATGCATTAGGGTGTCGACGCTGAGATGGTCTTTGGCTGACTGCGGGAAAGACCACGCACCTATTCAGGGCCTCAGCATCGCTGGGGCTTTTCTCGTTATGAGGCAAAGAAAATGTCCGGCGCTATCCAATCCAGCAACTACGTGCCGGGCGTTTCCGGCTGGAAGCTCAACAGCCTTACTGGTGAGTTAGAGATCAACTCTTGCACTCTCGGCAGCGCGGCGAATGCGCCAGAGCGCCAGATGGTGTCGGTCGAAGTGGCCAGTTGGAGCAAGTACGACTTGCCCAAGAATGCCGCCAACCTGCTTCAGTTCATGCAGGCAGAGCTTGAGCGGGTGCCGGAGCAGTATCGCCACGCCGCCGAGTTCGAAGAGTTCGATGCGAGCTACGGCGATGAGTCGTTCAATTCTCGCCTGTTCCTGAGCTACGCCCGACTCGAAACCGAGGAAGAGCTGGCCGATCGCCTGGAGAGGGCGAAGGTGGCAGGCACGCGGATCGTGAAAGCGGGCGGCTGCACTACGATAATTGTGGGTGGTGTTGTGCGGGCCAGGATCGGTAACCTGGCGGCGCCGGTGCCAGAGCCTGAACAGCCCGAGCCCTTCATTGTTGATGGCGACCAGGCCTACATCAACGAGGCCACGATTCAGGACGACATCGTAAAGTCTCCATGGCCTGCTGCCTGGGGTGTGCGGATGCAGCTCGGCGAGAACGGCAAGTTGTACGCCGCGGGCATCGACCTAGGATTGCCATCGCAGATCGTGGTTTCGGCTGATCGCTTTGCAGTTAACGGCCACGACGTCTCGGAGATTCTTGAAATGATCTCCGGAAATATCAGCAGGAAAGACATGGCTGATCACATGAAGAGCCTAATCCTTGAAAGCCAGGTGAAGGAAGTTATCCGCGCCGAGCTTAAACCGGGCGGCCTGCTTCACCGCTCGCGATAACTTCCGGCCCGCCACGTTGCGGGCCATCTCGTTTTCGGCTCCACCACACCCATTGCTCCGAGCTGGGAGTGCTGCTGGAGCCGTTCTAATCCAAGTCATGCCCCACGGAGTCGAGCGCATGGAGTATCTACAGCGCCTGCTCGACAAGATCGACAGGTTCGAATTGTTGATTGCGGGCCTGATTGGGGCCGTTGTTGCAAGCTGGTGGCACAAGGATGACTTGTCCGACTGGCGTGCCTGGATGGTGTTCTTGATCACTGGTGTTGCCTGCTCGCTGTACCTGACGAGCATGGTCAGCGCCTACCTGAATGTCACAGAGCCAAAGATCGTCGCCGGGATTGGTTTTCTCCTGGGCACGTTCGGCGGTTCGCTCCTGGCAGCGATCAACCGAGCCATCAAAGCCGCTGACCTCTGGGCGCTTATTCGCCAGCGGTTCGGGGGAGGCAATCCACCATGAATCTTGAACTGATCAACTCCATCGCCTGCGGCCTTATCGCGCTGTGGGCCACCTGGTGCGTTCTGAGCGGTAAGGTGAGGGACGGCATTCTTGGGAAGCTGATCTACACCACTATCGCCATCACCGGCTTCGTCGTGTCGGTGCGTAGCCAGAACATCTTCTTCGGTCCAACTACCGCGGGCCTGACGTTGCACGTCGCCCTATCTCTGGCCGGTGCCCGGCACATCTTCATGGTCACTTACTGGCAGCGGGTGAAGGTCTGGTTATGCCGGACGCTGAACTGCGAGCACTGCCTGCACTGTGACAAGGCGCCTGGTGGTGTCGAACGTCGCAAGCAGTAACCCGCGCCACGTTTTCTAATGCGCCAAATCGTGGCGCGCAATCATGAGGAATCACCCATGGATAACCAGCACAAGAAAATCACCGGCTATCGCGACCTTAGTCAGTCCGAGATCGATGGCATGAACTCCATCAAGGCGCTGGAATCTGACGCCGGCGAACTGTTCAAGCAGATCGGCCAGATTGAAGGTGTCGATCCGCGCCTGTTGGCTTTGGCCAAGACCAACCTGCAACAGGGCTTCATGTGGTTCGTGCGCTCGATTGCGAAGCCTGCCGATCCATTCAGCTGATGGGCAAAGTAACCCGCCTACGGCATGTGCTTCCCATGGGGCATGACATCAACGCTGCGGTAGGCGCGCTCGACAAGGCCATTGCCGAAGCCGTGGACGCCGCCAAGTCTGCCGGGCTTCCTCAAGGCCTGATCGTGAGCCTGCTGCACGGCCACGCCCACGCACAAACCCACCAAATGGTGACCGAATGACGACCATTGCCTACAAAGACGGCGTGATCGCCTATGACGGCCGCCAGACCCGGAATGACCGTATCGTTTCCGACAGCGCCCCGAAGTGTAAGGTTGTAGATGGCGTCAGCTTCTTCCTCACGGGCACCGTATGCGATGAGAAGGCTTTGATCGCTGCCTATTTCGGCACTGCATCGCCAGTTCCTGTGGAGTGCTCAGGTTATGCCGTTGACGGTGGAAAACTGATGATGATCGGTCACGACGATACGACCGGCATATGGAAACAGGATCTCGACCCGGCGAACCCGGACGCCATGGGCAGCGGCGCGCAATACGCCCTGGCAGCAATGGATATGGGTGCAAGTGCAGAAGACGCAGTGCGCGCTGCCATGAAGCGAGACATATACACCGGCGGAGCTGTTCGCACGGTGACCATCAAGCAGGACTAAGGATCCCCTATGGCAACCAAGCAACCCGACTGGGAGGCAATCGAGCGCGCCTACCGGGCTGGTTCGCTTTCCATCAGGACTATCGCAGAGCGCCAAGGCGTGAGCGACACGGCAATTCGGAAGAAAGCCAAGGTACAAGGATGGGCGAGAGACCTTTCTGACCAGGTGCGCAAAGAGGTTCGCAGCAAGCTGGTTCGCGGAGAGGTTCGCAACGACCAAGGCGCGAACTGCGAACTTGATGCCGAGATCATCGAAGAGGCCGCAGAAGAAGGGGCTCGGGTGGTTCGCAGCCATCGCCGAGACATTCGCAAGGCCACGAACCTTGCGAACCTGCTGATGGATGACCTGCTCAATACCATCCAGCGCCGCGAAGAGATCGAAGACGCGATCATCGACGAGACTGACGAGGACAATAACGGGATGCGCCGGGCCTCGATGCTCGCTGCTGTCGCGCTACCCAGCAATTCCAAAACCCTGTTCCAGCTTTCCTCTGCAATGAAGAACCTGCAAGTTCTGGAGCGTCAGGCATTCAGCCTGGACGAGAAGGAGAAGACGGACGACGCCGACGAGATCTCGAAGATGATGGATGAATTAACACAGGACGCCTGACATGAAGCCCGAGCACATGAAGCTGCTTCGGGATCGGTTCTGGCGACTGAATAACCTCTACTTCATCACCGACAAGCAGGGTAAGAAGGTTCGCTTCCGCATGACGCAGGAGCAGATCGATTACTTCCAGGGGATGCATACCCGGAACATCATCCTGAAAGCTCGCCAGCTGGGCTTTACGACACTGGTGTGCATCGTCCAGTTGGATGCGGCGCTGTTCGAGGCTGCCAAGTGCGCCTTGATCGCTCACACACTGAACGACGCGAAGCGCCTGTTTCGTGAAAAGGTCAAGTACGCCTACGACAACTTGCCGAAGGAGCTGCGCGCTGCCAACCCGGCGAGGAATGATGCCGCTGGAGAACTGGTATTCAGCAAGGGCGGCTCGCTCTACGTCTCCACCTCGTTCCGGGGCGGGACCCTGCGCTACCTGCACGTATCCGAGTTCGGGAAGATCTGCGCCAAGTTCCCGCACAAGGCGCGGGAGATCGTCACCGGCGCTTTCGAGGCTGTCGCTGCGGAGTGTTTCGTAACCATCGAGTCGACGGCAGAAGGCCGGGCTGGGTACTTCTTTGATTACAGCCAGTCAGCAGAGCGCCAGCAACTGGCCGGGGTGCCACTTGGCCTGCTGGACTGGAAGTTCTTTTTCTTCAGTTGGTGGAATAACAAGGCCTACATCCTCGACTCTGCTGACGTAGTGCTGCCGCAGCGCCTGACCGACTATTTCAACGAACTGCACGCCAAGCACGGGATCGTCACCAACGACGGCCAGCGCGTCTGGTACGCAGCCAAAGAGAAGACGCTCGGCGACGACATGAAGCGGGAGTACCCCTCAATCCCGGTTGAGGCCTTCCAGCAATCGGTCGAGGGCGCCTACTACGCCCAGCAGTTCACCAAACTGTATGCCGCTCAGCGCATCGGCACTCTGCCCGACAACAGCCACCTGCCGGTGATGACCATTTGGGACATCGGCGTGAGCGACTCCACCGCCATTTGGTTCGTGCGCCAGGTCGGCGAGCAGTACCACATCATCGATTACTACGAGAACTCAGGTGAAGGGCTGCGGCATTACATGAAGGTGCTCAAGGACAAGGGTTACACCTATTCCGAGCATTGGGGTCCGCATGACATCGAGAACCGTGAGTTCGGCAGTGATGCGAAGACGCGCAAGGACATCGCTCGGGAAGGTTACGAAATCGACGGTCAGGTTTATCGAATGACGTTCCAGGTCGTCCCGAAAATTGGGGTGGACGACGGCATCGAGCAGGCTCGGGAAATTCTATCCAAGTGTGCCTTCGACGAATCCAAGTGCGAAGAGGGTATTGCCTGCCTTGAGAACTATCGCAAGGAGTGGGACGACAAGAAGGGCTGCTGGAAAGACAAGCCGCTGCACGACTGGACGTCTCACGGCTCCGATGCATTCCGGTACTTCGCTGTCGCCAAGAGCGCGAAGAAGCCGGTCAAATCAATCAAAATGGGATTCGCACGCTAATGGCAGACGTCACATACACCCGCCCGGAGTACGACGCGGCACAGTCCCGTTGGCGGCTGGTGCGCGACGTGTGCAAGGGCTCCGAGACTGTAAAGGGGCGCGGCGATGTTTACCTGCCCAGGCCCAACAAGCACGACACCAGCCCTGAGAATCTTGAACGGTATAAGTCGTACAAGCAGCGGGCCGTTTACTACAACGCCACGGGGCGCACGAAACACAGCCTTGTTGGCGCAGTGTTCCGCACGTGGCCAACACTCACTGTGCCCGGCGCACTCGATTACGTAGCCACGGACGTCGACGGGCAGGGCGTGAGCGTTTACCAGCAGTCGCAGTCGGTCATCGGGCATCTGCTTGAGGTTGGTCGGCACGGCTTGCTGGTGGATTACGCTGCGGTGCAGGCCGGCACAGTGAGCAAGGCAGATGAGCAGGCTGGGCGCGCTCGTGCGAACCTTGCGAGCTACCCGGCCGAATCAATCCGGAACTGGAAGACCCGCAAGGTCGGCGGTCAGCACCTGCTGAGCCTGGTGGTGCTGCGCGAAGAGGCAGACATCGACACTGATGATGGCTTTGGTAGCGAAAAGGTTGTGCAGTACCGCGTGCTGCGTCTGGATGTCGCCGGCGTGTATACCCAGGAGCTGTGGCAGGAAAGCTCAAGCGAAACGGCGATGGTCATCCCGCCATTCACGCCGCTCAATGGTGCCGGCCAACCCTGGCGCGTGATTCCCTTTCAGTTTCTCGGTAGCGAGAACAATGACACCAGCATCGACGACTCGCCGCTTTACGACATGGCCGTGCTGAACATCGGCCATTACTGCAACAGCGCGGACTATGAGGACTCGGTATGGTTTTCCGGGCAGCCGCAGTTCTGGATTTCGGGGTTGGACGAGGCATGGCGCGATCACCTTGAGGCAAACGGCATCTATGTCGGCTCCAGGGCGCCGCTGACGCTCCCGGCCAACGGATCGTGCGGGTTTGCTCAGCCCGAGCCGAACACGCTTGTGAAGGAGGCCATGGACGCCAAGAAACAGGACATGGTGTCCCTCGGCGCCCGCCTGATCGAGCGTGGTAGCGCAGTGAAGACCGCAACCCAGGCCGACAACGACAGCGCCGCCGAACACAGCGTTCTCTCCCTGGTGGTGAGCAACGTCAGTGAGGCCTACAGCCAGTGCCTGGTTTGGATGGCCGAGTTCGTGAACGCCACTGGCGAGGTGGTTTACAAGCTCAACCAAGACTTCAGCCAGATCACTCTGGACGCTACGATCCTGGCGGCACTGTTCAACGCGGTGCAGGGCGGCAAGCTACCCGAAGGCGACTTCTGGCAGTACCTGCGTGATCGCGGCGTGATCAACCCAGAGAAGACGGACGACGACATCCGGGATGAGCTGGAGGCACAAAGCACCGGGCCTGCCCTGGACGACACCGAGGTAATTCCGAATGGCGGCAAACCAAGCAATCCTTGACGCCACCATCCGGCACGCCGTGTTCCTGGAGCAGCTGAAGTCGGGTGAGGTTGCGAAGTTCGCGCCTTTTCTGAAGGAGATCGACCGCTCGATACGCGAGCGGCTGACGCGGGCGGATCTGACGGATTACACCGTCGCCCGCCTGGAGCGGCTGCTGAGCGAGGTCGACAGCTTGCTGCTGGGCATCTTCGACCGGTACAGCGAGAAGCTGAACCTCGACCTGGTGGATATCGCCAACTACGAGGCCGAGTTTGAAGCGACCAGTTTGACCCGGGCGGCACCGGTGGGCGTCACCTTCGACGCGGCGGTGCCGGGTGCTGCGGCAATCAGGGCGGCAATCCTCACCAATCCGCTCAGCGTGCGCGGTGCCGACGGCGGGAAGCTGCTCAAGTCGTTCATTGATGGATTCACCGCCACCGAGCGGCAACGCCTCACAGGCGCGATCAGGCAGGGCTTCTTCGAAGGCCAAACCAACTTCCAGATCATCAAGAACATCCGGGGCACCAAGGCGCTCCAGTACAACGACGGCATCCTGGCTACGACGAACCGCAACGCCGGCGCCATCGTGCGGACGGCAGTGCAGCACGTCGCCACCCAGGCGCGAATGGAGACGCTCAAGGAAAACAGTGACGTCGTGCAGTCGGTGGAATGGGTCAGCACACTGGATTCAAAGACCACCAGCCAGTGCCGGACGCTGGATAAGCAACGGTTCAAGCTGACCGAGGGGCCAAGGCCACCGATCCACATCAACTGCCGATCGACGGTGGTTGCGGTAACGCGCTTCAGCGCCTTGTTCGCCAAGGACGCCACTCGGGCGTCCATCGGCGACGGCGGTGCCCAGCAGGTGAGGGCGGACCTCAGCTATTACGACTGGCTCCAGCAGCAGCCAGCAGCGTTTCAGGACAAGGCCATCGGCCGCGTCCGCGCCAAGCTATTCCGCGAAGGCGGCCTGAGCATCGAACGATTCTCCGAGCTGCAGCTTGATCGCAATTTTGCGCCGCTAACGCTTGTGCAGATGAAGGCTCTAGAGCCGCTGGCGTTCGAGCGGGCCGGTATCATATAAGCGTAGGTGAATTATCTGGAAGTGGACGCTCGCTCCTTGAAAAACCAGGATATCGCCTTCATCTTGATTTGTGCCAACACACAAAAGGAAAGGCGCGCATGAAATCGGGAGAGGAATTAATTGCAGTAGAAAACTTGCGTAAGTACACGCATTTTCTAACCATGGACGGACGCGAAAGTTGGGATAGCACTCAACGCTCGGCTCTTCTTCAGGCCTTAGCGGATAGCGAAAAAAAGTCATACATCGGCTGTATTGCTGACGCATTTGGCATAGAAAATCCACAGGTTTTTTCAATTGGAGATCTTGTCAGGATTATTGCCCTGCCGTCTTCGTTGTTCATGAATGAGCTGAGTGACGAAATCAGATCTTTCGCGACAAGCTATGGCTATATCGCAGTGATCAGCGGTCGTGGTTTGTACGGGGCTGATATTTATTTTATCGACCACGGCGCCCTTGCGCTTGCAGCCGCCGCTGAAACGTTCACTAAGCTGAGGCTTTTAGGCTCAGTCTAAGCAGCCTCAAACAGCCCTGGCAGCCGCCGGGGTTTTTTATACCCACGATTCACACAAGCCTCGTCAATGACGGGGCTTTTTCATATCTGCGGGCAGGGCCTGCAAATCGTCTCTGGGAGACAAGCAAATGGGTTTGAAATATCAGCTGGACACTCTTGACGGTCTCGATGACTCCGTTAAATCGCTCTACACCGAGAAGGAAGGCAAGTTTGTCCTCGGTATTGAAGGCCTGCCGCAACCAGAAGATGTATCCGGCCTGAAGGCCAAGGTTGATGAACTGCTCGGCGAGAAGAAGCTGGCCGAGAAGAAAGCGCGCGAGGCCGAAGAGTTGGCCCGTACTGAGCGTGAAGAAGCCGCTCGCAAGTCCGGAAACGTCGAAGAGCTCGAAAAGTCATGGTCCGAGAAGTACAACCGCCGCGAAGCTGAGCTGAACGGCATGCTGGAACAGGAGCGTGGAACGCTGAGCACTCAGATCCGGGATCTGACCGTTGGCCGTACCGCTACTGACATCGCGTCTGCCCTGGCAATCCCAGGCAGCGCCAAAGCCCTGTTGCCGCACATCGAGCGCCGTCTGAGCGTCGAGCAGCGCGACGGGAAGCCTGT